CATACAGCAGGTACAGAACTAACTGGTGTAGCAATCAAACACAATGAAAGAGTAATCACTATTCAAGATTTATTAGTGGCTCACACTTTTATTGCGAACATTGATGAAGCTAAAAACCACTTCCAAGTAAGAAGTTTATACGCAAATGAGCTTGGTAATGCTTTGGCCGTGCAAATGGACAAACACATTTTCCAAACTATTTACAATGCTTCAAAAGCAACTGCATTAGATCCGCAAGCAGCTGGTCAATCAGTTACTGAAGCAAACTTCTTAACAGACGGAAAAAAAGCAGCAGAAGCTATTTACGCAGCAGCACAAATTCTTGATGAGAATGATGTGCCTGAGTCAGATAGGTTCGCAGCAGTTTCTCCAGCAGTATATTACAACATGATAAAAGACACTACAGCAGCTACAATCAATAGAGATTTTGGCGGTCAAGGTTCTTTTGCTGACGGTAATGTATTTAAAATTGCTGGCATCCAAATCGTAAAAACTAATAACCTTCCATCTGGTGCAATTACATCAGGTGTTGGTTCTGGTTCTATTGTTGGTGGTGCTGGTAATCTAGGTGGAACTTTTACTAATGATAAAGCAGTTGTATGGCATAAATCAGCCAGCGCAACTCTGAAATTATTAGATCTGTCTACAGAGATGGAATATTCAGCAAGACATCAAGGTACATTAATGGTTGCTAAATATGCAGTAGGTCATGGTGTATTAAGACCAGAAGCTTCTGTAATTATTAAAACAGCTTAATTAACCTAGTAATGTAAATTAAGGGGAGGGGAGAAATCCCCTCTCACTTAATCAATCAATAACAAAAAATAATGCCATTAACAGCAACATCAAAATTAGAAGCCGTTAACACAATGTTAACAGCAATAGGGGAAATACCTGTGTCTAGTATTACAGCCGCTACCACAAACGATGTTTCAATTGCAATTAACATTTTAGAAGCAACTTCAAGAGAAGTTCAATCCAAAGGCTGGTATTTTAATACAGATTTAAATTATACACTTAGTCCAAATAATTCTAACAACATAGAATTACCTGCAAACACACTTAGAGTTGAACTTGAAGGTTCATCTCGTTCAAATAATTATGTTGAACGTAATAGAAAACTTTACGATCGCTATAATAATACATTTACAATCACGTCTCCTGTAAAAACAACTATAGTTTGGTATTTAGAATTTGAAAACATTCCAGAAGTTGCTCGTCATTATATAACAATAAGAGCAGCAAGAATATTTCAAGATCGCATGTTAGTTTCTGCTGAACTACATAAATTTCATGAAATGGATGAATTACAAGCTTACATGAACCTTACAGAAGCAGAAGGTGATCTTGGTAGACATAACATTTTAACTGGTAATTATGATGTTTATTCAACTTTAGACAGAGGAAATTATCAACCTCATTTTAGTGATGGCGATGAATAATGGCTGCTCGATTAATCTCATCATCAATTCCAAATTTATTAAACGGAGTTTCTCAACAAGCTGACACAGTAAGATTACCAAATCAATTTGAAATTCAAGAAAATGGTTTGTCAGATGTTGTTTTTGGTTTAGGAAAAAGACCACCAACAGAACATATTGCAAAATTAAGTAACGATACTAACACCAACAGTAAAATACACATTATTAATAGAGACTCTACAGAACAATATGTTGTAATAATTACTAACGGTGGAATTAAAGTCTATGATTTAGATGGTGTTGAAAAAACTGTAATTGCACCATCTTTAACTTATTTAAATTCAACCAGTCCAATATTAGATATAAATTTAGTCAGTGTTGCAGATTACACGTTCGTTGTTAACAAAGACATAACAGTTTTAAAATCTGGAAACTTAACAGCAGCAAGACCTTCAGAAGCTTTGTTTTATGTAAAAAATGGTCAATATAAAACTAGCTATAAAATAAAAATTGATGGTGTTGAAAAAGCCAGTTATGAAACTTTAGACAATTCAAACTCAGCTAACGCATCAAGCATTACTACAGATAATATAGCAACAGAACTATTTAATGATTTAAATTCTGCGGGCCTTTCTGGTTATACAATTACAAGAGATGGATCCATAATACATTTAGTAAAAAATACAGGAACATTTACTGCTGATGTATCAGATGGCATAGGAGGTGATGGTTTAATATTAATTAAAGATAAAACAAACAGTTTTACAGATTTACCATATAAAGGAGTTGTAGGTTTTACAGTTGAAATAGCTGGAGATAACGGAAGTGAATATGACAATTATTATGTTAATTGGAATGGAACAGCTTGGGTTGAAACTGTTAAAAGTGGAATTGATAATAATATAAATTCAAATACACTTCCTCATTTACTTATTAGAACTGCTGATGGTAATTTTAGATTTACCAAAGCAGACGGTTCATCTTACGTTATAAATGGCACTACATATACAGTACCTACATACAATCCAAGAACTTGCGGTGATAGTGAAACATCCCCAGATCCTAGTTTTGTAGGTAAACAAATTGCAGACGTATTCTTTTATAGAAATAGATTAGGAATTATATCCAATGAAAATGTAGTATTTTCTAAAGCAGGAGAATTTTTTACATTTTATCCTGAAACAGTAACTACAGTTTTAGATGATGATGCAATTGATATTTCAGTTTCTCACAACAGAGTTTCTAATTTAAAATACGCTGTAGCTTTAAACGAAGAATTATTGTTATTTTCAGATCAAACACAATTTTTATTAAAACCTGAAGAAGTGTTAACAGCTAAAACTGTTTCAATAAATCAAGCTACAGAATATGAAATTGATCCCACTTGTCAGCCTATTCCTATAGGACAAAACGTTTATTTTGCTTTTAAAAGAGGACAATATGCGGGTGTAAAAGAATATTTTTTATCAGTTGATTTACAAACTAAAGAAGCTTTAGACACTACTATAAACATCCCTAGGTACATTAAAGGTAATTTATATTCATTAAGAGGCTCTACAACTGAAAATACTATTTTTGGTTTTGCTACAGGAGAACGAAACGTAATTCATGTTTATAAATTTTATTTTGATAATCAAAACAAAGCTTTACAAAGAAGTTGGTCAAAATATGTATTTCCAACAGCAGACGTATTATTAGATGGTTCTGCTATTGAAAATTATTTTTATTTAGTAGTTAAAAGAGCTGATGGTACTTATTTAGAAAAAATAAATTTAAAAACAAATGAAGTTGATACAGATTTAAATTTTCCTGTATTGCTTGACAGAAAAGTTTTAGTAACAGGAGTTTATAATTCAGGTGCTAACACTACTACATGGACACTTCCATACCCAGCTACACAAACTCGATCAATTATTTTAGGTGGTTCTTGGAATACTCAAATGAGAGGTAGAAATATAACTGTATTAAATTCAACATCTACTACATTGACAGCAACTGGAAATTATTCAACAGCAGCAGCTTATGTAGGATTAAATTATAGATTTAAATTTAAATTTTCTACTATTTATATGAGAGAACAAAAATCAACAGGAAACACATCTACAATTAGCACAGGCAGGTTGCAGCTTAAAAAATTAAATTTAATATATGCTGATACTGGATTTTTTAAAGTTATTTTAACTCCTCGTGCAAGAACAGCTTCAATATATCCTTTTACAGGACAGATATTAGGTTCTGCTGCATTTATTTTAGGTCAGCCTATTTTAGAAAGTGGAGAATTTAAAGTTCCAGTTCAATGTAGAAATACTGATATAGAAATTGAGATTGAAAGTGAAAGTTACTTACCTTGTAATTTTTTATCTACAGAATGGCAGGGTTTATATTCAACTATTTCAGGCAGATTGTCAGTTTAATGACTACAAGAATTGCAACTGAAAGAGTTACTGTAGAACAAGATATTTATGAACTTGTAAAAAATATAAGAAAACCAGATTACGAAGAAGTTAAAACAATATCAAATTCAGATGATATTTTATATCCAATTTTAACAGGTTGGAAAAAATCTGAATATTCAAAAACATTTTTAGTAAATGATAAAGTCGCAGGTGTTTACGGACTTGTTAAATCAGCAGATAATAAAATGGCAGCTTGTCCTTATTTATTATGCACAAACGAATTATATAAAATTAAAAAATCATTTATTAAAGGATGTAAGCAAAGAGTTGAGGAAATGTTATTTAAATTTCCAATACTTTTTAACTATATAGACAGTAGAAACAATGTCCATCTTCAATGGATTAAATATTGTGGATTTAATTTAATTCACGAAAAACAAATAAATAAAATTAAATTTTACGGATTTTTAAAAACAAGAGAGGAAACTTATAATTAAAATATGTGCGGCCCAATAGAAGTTGCTTATGCAGCATTTAATTTTTTAAAAGCAGACGCAGATTACAAATCAGCTAAAGCTACAGCAGATTACACAAATCAAACTACAACAAGTACAGCTACAGCGATGCGGAATGAGGCTATATATTCCGATACTGGTTTAATTAATAAAAGAGAAAATGATGTTCAAGCACTTGCTCTTAAAAAGCTTCAAGTACAAACTGCAGCTAAACAAAAAGAAGCTACAGCTAAAGTTGGATTTGGAGAAAAAGGAATTGGTGGTAATTCTGTAGATTTACTTCTTGGAGAAATAGATCGACAGGAGGCAAATATATATAACACTATTGATCTTAATTACATTTCAACTATTCAAAATAATGACTCTTTAAGAAACGCTGAAAACAGAAAAATATCTAATCAAATACTTGCTTTACCTAGAGCATATAAACCTAATGCGATGTCTTATTATGGTAGTGCAGCACTTAATTCAGCAGCATTTGCTTACAGTGCTTCAGGGCCAGACTCTAAAGTCTCTCAAATGAATACTAAAATTAATAACTTTTTTAACCCTGGAAATATTAATCCATCATAATGGCTAAAAAAATAGATACTAATTTAGGAATAGATGTTTCATTAACGTCTCCATCCGCTGTTACAGGAGTTTCCGTAGCAATTCCGTCTGAACCTAAAGGAAAAAGTCAATTTCAAGAACTTGCTGACGTATTTAAAAATATACAACCAGCTGTAAACACTCTTGCAGGTAACGCAGTAGAAAAACAAGCTAAAGAGGACATGATTACTGGTGCTAATAAAATTAATAGCATGACAAGAGAAGAAGCTATGTCCGCTCATGAAAAAGGTTTTCCAGATGTTTATAATGGATGGGTTAGACACGGAATGTATAGTCAAATAGCTAAAGACTCAGCAGATCAATTTCATTTAAATTTTTTAGAAAACTATACAAGAGACAGAGTAGATCCTAACTATAATTGGGAAAAAGATTACGCACAAAGAGCTCAACAATATTTAAAAGGTAAAGAAAATGATCCTTTTTGGAATAAAAGTTTTGCTGAAGCAAGTGCAGTTTATAAAAAAACAATTTTAGCTAATGAATTTGAACATCAAAACGATGTAATTAAAAAAACAATAACTGCTTATACAGTTAAAGAAATTAGAGATCTTCCAGATAAAATTGAAGATAAATTATCAGCAGCTTGGTTTGATGCAAACCCAATAACTGAAAATGATAATACATATAATGAAAGAAAACTAAAATTCTTTTCTGAAAATTCTTATAAATTCTTTTTAGATAGTCTTGAAGATATTAAAAAAAATAGAAATGTAGCTATTGATAAAACTGATTTTGACTCAATGATAATGTCAGCTGCAGAAGCCCACCTAAACGAAGGCGGCAGTTATGCTCAATTTTTTGGAAGATATATAACAAGTAACAGACCAGACGGCACTCCTGCTATTGTAGATAAACAAGAATTAAGAGGGCAATACACAGCAATTTTAAAAAGAATTAATGATGTAAATGATCTTGCAATATTTGGAAATAATTTTAGAAGTTTTAAAACTGCAAATTTTGATAACACTCGATATAATAAATTAGCAGATGATTATTTTGAAAACGCTGTTAAACAAGCTACAGTTAAAGGTAATTTAAATTATCACGATGCTGTTATAGGTGTTATAGCAGCTCATAAACCTTACATAGCTGGTAACAGACCTATTCCTTTTATTTCTGATTTAATTAATAGACCTTTAGGTCAAGGCGGAGATACCGCAGATAATAAATTAAGTTTAGCAATAGTTAAAGAACTTTCAGACTCTGGAGCGTTGGCTACTTACTTTAAAGACAATCAAAAAAATTCTTTAAAATGGAACATGGGCCTTGAAATGATGAGAAATGGAGAACCTACATCTAAAATATTTAACGCCTTAGCTTCACTTGAAAAAAATCAAAACTTTATAAATTTAACTGAAACAGAAAGAAAACAAATATCAAATAATATTCCAGGGGCTAATTTACCTGCAAACCAAGATTTAGTTTATACAATTGCTCAATATAATAGAAATGCAGGAGTTACAGATGTTAACAAAGTTACTAAAGATTATTTAACAAAAAATTATTTTCAAGACAGTGTTGGTAAATGGATCCCTAATTCAAAAGTAATTGATTTAGGAATAGATAAAACCGAATATGAAATGTATGCAGACACTGCTTATAAAATTTTGTCTGAAAGAATAGATCCAGATGTAGTCACTCCATTAGTTTCAGATACCGCTGAAACAAATATAGGCGGAATTAAAGCTTTAGCTAATAAAAGTAATTACAATTTTTCTATAAATTCTGAAGGTGGTTATGCTTATTTTACAATTGTTAGCCAATTAGGAACTGAAATGCCAGTTACAGTTAAAAAATATTTTTTAGATGATAAAGGAATGAAAATTCCAGCAACAGATGAAAAAGGAAATAAAATTGTTACGCAAGATTATAAACACCAAGAAGTAATACTTCAAATTCCATTAAGCGTCTTAAAAAGTCGTGTAACTGCTGACATGCGTAATAAATCTTTAGAAGATCAGAAAAAAAGAAATGAAGCAGATGAATTATTAAGGCAAAAAAATAAAGCAATTGATAATTGGATGAAACTTATGGGAAATAATCCTTACTCTAACTCAATATTTTAAATGATAAACTGGAACTTTATTCAAGAACAAGAAGGCACTAAAATAACACCAGCATACGTTCCTAAAACTAAAAATGATTTATCTGGGGTCACTATTCCTGGAGGTTTTGATTTAGGAAGTAAAACAGAAGAAACTTTAAGAGATAAATTAAATTTATCACCTGATTTAATAAACACTTTACGTCCTTATTTAGGTTTACAAGGTCAAGCAGCCAGAGATGTTGCTGGAAATTTAATTCTTGAAAAATCTCAAATTGAAGAAATAAATAACGCTAATAAAATATTATTTACTAATGAATTTACAAATTACTACAATTCTAATACAGGCAAAGATTTTAATAATTTAGACGACTCTGTCCAAACTGTTGCTGCTTCAGTTGGTTATCAATATGGAGTAGATTTAAAAAATAAAACACCTAATTTTTGGAATTATTTAACTCAAGAAAATTACGATGGGTTGGTATCAGAATTAAGAAATTTTCAAGATGAGTTTCCATCTCGTAGAAATAGAGAAGCAGATTATTTAAGCACCGAAATTAAAAAAAAAATACCAAACTATGAATTTGTAGATCTTTGGGGAAAACAAGAAGAAAAAGGCGGAGAGTTATTTTTAGATCAGTTATTTAAAACATACCAAAATCAATCTTACAATATAAATAATCCTAGAAATATAGGAACTCTTGAAGCCATAGGAGCTGCAGTTCAGAAAAATCATTTTTTACCAATGTTATATAGAACAATGGTTGCTGAAAGTTTTGAGCCAACAGAAAATTTCTCAATGAAAAATAATAAAGATTTTTTTGAGAAATTATATTCAGATTATAATATTCAAGATCAATTTAAAGATTATTTTATTGGTGCAGTAAGTGAGGAGCACGCTACAGCTTTAGCTAAAAGAGTTGTGCAAGAACAAGACAATGTCGCAATCTTAAATAGTTTAGGCTATAAAGGATTATTTATTGATTTAGCATCATGGATGTTAGATCCAGTCACTTTAGGAACGGGAATAGGAATTACTTCAAAATTAGTAAGAGTAAATGCGTTGGTTCCTGGCTTAACTAGGGTTCAAGCTTTTAAAAGAGGTGGATTAATAATAGGAGCCGAACAAGGCCTTTACACAATACCTTTAGCAGCAGAGTCTCCTTCATTAAATATCAATGATGTACTTATAGCAGCAACTTTAGGGGGTACTCTTGGAGGTGGGATCACAAGCTTATTACATGGTAAATTACAAAGAATAGCCCAAGAAGCTTTTGATGACACTTTAAAAACTGCAAAATATAAAAAAACTCCAAATGGAGAAAGAGAAATACCATCTTATAAAGATGACGCTGAATTTATAAAAACATTTAATGATACTTATTTTTCACCAGATAAAATAGATAATATTGAAAGTGCAGGTAAAGGATGGAGAAATTGGCTTACTTTAGGATTAATACCAGCTACTAGACACGCATCTTTAGATGGAAGTAATGTAGCTAAAGTTAGATCAGTAGGTGCTAGACTTGTAGAAAATCCTACATTTTTTATTACAAAAGGAAAAGGAAAACCAAGCGATAGAGTAGTTCCATCTCCTCGAACTGCAGAAACTGAAAAAGTTTTAGTTTTAAATACAGCACAAAGACTTGTAGCACCTGAAGTTAATAATGCGTTCACAGAATGGGTAAAAGTAAACGGCAGTAAATTTGGAAAAGGTAAAGCAGGTCAATTGTTTGATTTTAATGCTAGATCAATATTTTCTCATAAAGTGTTTAAAGCAATAAATGCTCTTAACCCATCAAATAAAAATGAAGCAGATAAATTATTATTACAAGACCCTCATATAAGACGTGCAGCAGAAGCTTACGCTAAAGGATTTAATTATACAGGCAATCAAGTAAAAGCTGCTGGAATTGAAGGATCTGAAAAAATTGTAACAGAAATTAAAAGTAAAGGTGCTGACGGAAAAGAAATTTCAGAACAAGTAAAATGGTATGTGCCTCAAATTTGGGCATTTGAAAATTATATAGCTTCATCCAATAGAGTAGGTGCTAGTGGTAAAATTATAGGACGAGAAGGAATAATAGAATTAATTAAAGGTGCAATTTTAAGTAAGCAACCTTATTTAGCTAAACAAAGCGACCTAGCAACTTTAATAGGTCAAAAAGATGTTAAACCAAATTTTGTTGAGTTAAATAAAGTTAATCAAGCTGCTAAACTAGAAGAAATTAAAACTCTTAAAGAAAAACTAAAACTTGAAAAAGAATTTTTAAAGAAAGAAAAAGAAAATCTTGTAGTAGATATAAATGGTGACATTGTTGTAGATCGCCAAGTCTACAGAAAAGAAAATATTAAAAAATTACAAGAACAGATTAAAAAATTAGACACTGAAGTTAAAGAGTCTCAAGTTAAATTAGAAAAAGATTTTATAGCTAAGGGTGCAAAAGAAGTTATAGCAGATATAACTCCAGAACGTGCTACAGTAATGGCTGAAGCTATTGTTAAATTTTTAGAGCATAGCTACAAAGGTGGAAAAGGATTTGATCTTGCTCAACTTTTAAAAATTAAAGATGTAAGTGACCTTAGAGTTTATTTAGAAAGAGAATTTCCAGAAATCAGTTCTGTTGCTAGAGAAAAATTAGTTAGTGATTTAGGATCTTCTTTAGATTTTGTCACTTCAGGAAGATTAGAAGAAAGAATTAAATTAAATTCAAATTATGAAACAGTAATTGACGGAGTTACTTTAAGATTAGACGATTTATTAAATAAAAACGTTGACATTTTATGGAATAGATACATTAACGAAATGTCAGGCAATATTGGTTTAGCAAAAGTTTTAAACCTTAAAAGTAAAAATGATTGGATAAGACTTAGAGATCAACTAAATTCAGATATAGATTTAGATTTAAGAAGCAAGCCACAAGTTGGAATTAAAGGATGGCTTGCCAAAACTAAAGCAAACGAAGAAAAGAAAACTTTAGACAGTATTTATGAACATCTTATGGGTAGATCTGGAGAAGAAGATTTATCTAATGGGTGGTCTGAAGCTTTAAGAAATTTAAGAGCCTTTAACTTTATGCGAGTTTTAGGACAAGTTGGATTAAGTTCATTACCTGATTTTGGAGCTACGGTTGCTTCAAATGGTTTAAAAACATTTGCAAATAATATTCCTGAATTAGGAACAATATTTCGAGAAGCTCGTATTAAAAATAGAAATAATATTGCTTTAAATAAAGATCTTTCAGTTTTATCAAGCAACGGAGATGAGTGGGCTTGGAACATGAGTGGTGGTCAAGAAATGTTAGATGGAAACACTGCGTTAACCCATGTTTCAGCAGGAGGAATATTTAGAAAAATTGGAGAAAAATTAACTGCTCTTTTTTCTTTACAAATTCCTATTGATACAACTTTAAGAAAAATGGCGTTAAAACTTTATGTAGACAAGTTTGCGTCTGATATGTTTAAAGTAAAAAATGCTAATTTTGATTTAAGTGTTTTAGGTAAGGGAGATCTAAACAGATATAAAGTTTTAGGTCTTGACGATAACCAAATGTTAGCTTTAGCTAGAGAATTTACATCACCTTCAGTAACTGTTGAAAAGGCTGCTTACGGTGGTTACAAAGTTAAAAGTTTTAATTGGGCTAATTTTCAAGACAAAGGATTATTAAATTTCTTTTCAATTGCAGCAGACAGACATGTTAAAAGAGCTGTTCAATACAATTTTATTGGAGACAGTAATCGTTTCTTTTCTGACAATGCTTTAGGAAAAACTTTAGGTCAATTTAGATCATTCATGATGGTCGCTTGGAACAAACAATTAAATTACAACGTTCAAATGGGAGATTTTAAAACATTTTCCATATTCGGTTTAAGTACAATGATGGCTGGAATTACATACGTAGCACATACAAATTTAAATGCTGTAGGTATGTCTGCAGAAGAAAAACAAAAATATTTTGATAAAAGATTTGGTGATAGTGAAGATAAATTTTGGAGAAAAGTTGGCATGGCCGCTTTTCAAAGAGCAGGGTTTTCATCAGCACTGCCCTCTTATATGGATTTACTTTTACAGGCTACAGCCCCTGATTGGAGATTTAATACTAGAACAAGTGGATTAGAAGTTAATTTAATTACAGGAAATCCAACTTATAACTTTGGTTCAGATTTATTAACAGCTGGAGGTTCTATATTAAAAGCATTGGGAAGAGATGATTATGATTTTTCTCAAGTCGATGCAAAAAGAATAGCAGGGTTGCCTATGTTTAAAACTTTCTTTGGTTACCAAAATTTAATGAACTTTTTAATAGGAAGATCAGGGTTGCCTGAAACAGGCGGAAGATAATTACAACAATAAATAAATAAAAAATAATGTCATTTGCAATTAATAATTATACAGGAAATGGATCACAGACTAATTACAGCGTAACGTTTCCTTACATTGTTCAGTCTCACGTAGAAGTGCGATTAAACAACGTATTAAAAACTTTAGGTGTTGATTACACTTTTCCTACATCATCAACAATACAATTTACAACAGCGCCAGGAAACGGTGTTCCTATAAATTTTAAAAGAAATTCAAGTCAAATAAGTAGATTAGTAGATTATCAAGACGGTTCTACAATTACTGAAGCGATACTAGATCAAGACAGTAATCAAATGTTTTACATGTCCCAAGAAGCTATTGATGCCACAGCTGGTGTTATGGCTCTTGACGGAGATAACAAATGGAACGCATTAAATAATGTTATTAAGAATGTAGCTGCACCTATAAATGGGTCTGATGCAGTTAATAAAGATTTTATATCAACAAACATACCTGCAATAACTACAGTAGCAAGTAATATAAATTCAGTTAATAACGTATCTACTAATATTGCAAATGTTAATGCTGTTAATTCTAATAGTGCAAATATAAATTCTGCAGTTGCAAATGCTACAAATATAAATGCAGCAGTTTCAAATGCTCCAAACATAAATTCAGTAGTTGCTAACTCTGCAAATATCAACACTACCGCAGGTGCAAATACAAACATTACTGCTGTAGCTAGTCAAATTATTCCAACTAATAACA